TATGAATTCCAAACCATTCAACACTGCTTTCCTTTGAACATCGGAATCTGGATCTAGATATGTTTTTTTCTTTTGATATAAACTATATGTTTTCATCGCTTTTTGAGTTATATAAAAACTCAGATCAAAATGATTTTCATCCTCATATATCATGTATGGGGCCTCAAAAAAATCATTTAAATTAACATATGGATTTCTGTTAAAGAAATTTTCCAATTTTAACAATGTAGCATGATTGACATCATCACTAATTTTAGAAAAATCCTTTCTGATTTTGTATGGTAGGTTTTTCTTAGTCCTACTTATTCTCAAATAAGTATTATATATATTTTCTAAATTTTTCATCTAGGCAAACAACTAGCGCAGTGAATCTATGATTTTTTTATTTTTCTTATTGTTGAGAAACTTCATAACATATTTTGATTTATATAGAGACGCATCATTATCTAAAAATAGCCTAACAGCATCCATATCATTGTCAATATTGTTTATCAATTTGAAGAAATCACGTATCTTAACATCTTGTATGTATAACAATAAAATTGATGCATAATTCATCTTTTTATTATTCAATATACTTATAAAGCTACAGAATGAATTAAAAATGTGTTCTTTTTCTCTATTTTCTTTTTCCGATATCATATTTGTTTAAGAGTTTCGTGAAGGTCATGAATTTATCAGTCAATAAACCCCCAGCGGTGTTTTTGTATCCACCGCCATCTGTAAGATTCTTGGCTAATTTTGGTAAATCCACATTTGAGTGATGATTTTTTCTAAAATTCACTTTTTTAGTAACAGCATTAACGACTATGGCTATTTCAAATCCCATATTCGTCAATTCAGAAGCTACCTCATTGATACAAGTATCCGCAAATGTGGCTATAACTTTACGAAAAACTCCCTGTATTTTAAAGTCCCCAACATAAAAATCAGCAGCATCCACGATTTTTCTAATTTTATTTTTATAAAAATCTATGATCTTTAATTGATCGCTTCCAAATGCAGAAAATCCATTGTTAAAATCATTTCTGAACTTTTCAAGTTTATCTCCCTGATAATTCCAAAATATCATATTCAATCCAATGGAAGTATCTCTTTCTAGCAATCTGTAGGAAGCATAGTCATCAACTAAAGCAACTAGCTTTCTTTGATCTGCTGTTATTTTCCTATCTTTCATGGTATCTTTCAAGTGTCTATATAACCCCAACACAGTAGACCCATATTCTAATACCTTCACTTTAGCATTAGCATAGAGAGATAGACACCTATCGGCCTCTTGATGATGATCAAAGATATATACGTTTTTATAATCAATTAAATGCAATATAGTACACGTATCAAAGCCTAAAAAATAAATAGAATCATATTCATCTATTTTATTTTTTAATAACCATTTAGATACACTGTTATGTAAATTTTCATGGTTGCTAATAGTATAAGTAGGCATATTCCACAAATACCATTGCAATACCATATACGATGTCACTCCATCCAAATCGGAGTGGACAAATACATGTATTTTTTTCTTGTTATCCATTATCTATTAACTTATAACGGATTCATCAATCTTCAAGTAATTTAATTGATTTATTAAATTCAGATACTTCATCTGTTCCACTTCTAGCATCCTCTTCGGACAAGGTTAGTGTAGTGTAATCAATTTTCAACATAGTTGATCCAAAGTTTGGACCGAAACGATTTTTAGCAATACCCATATTGATAAAGCCATTATCCTTGTCTTCGTCGGTTTGCCAAATATTAAAAATGGCATCTGCTGTATTGGCTAAACTAATTCCTTCAGAAATGGTTTCTAGGCTAGGACTAGCTGAGTTATAACCTGAACGATTGATTTGAGATGCAGTAATAACTGGAATACTGAACTTATAGGATATAGCTCTGAGTTGTTCAGATATAGCTTTAACACGCTCATACATATTACTAGCTCCCTTAACTCCACTGTCCATCAAATTCAAATAGTCCAATACTAAACAATCAACCTTAATACCTCTTTGCTGTAATTTCTTTAAATATGCCGCAACTTGAAATGGAGATATTGTAGATGGAGGAAATTCCTTGATCAATATTTTAGAGTCCTTGTTTCTTTTTTTAATATTCTGTAATTGAGTTTTCAGTTTACCTAAGTCGCCCTTCAATTCAAACATTGGAATTTTAGTTAAATTGGACGCAAATCGCATTCCATACATGATTTCAGACATTTCTAAAGAAATAACTAAGCATGTTTTACCCTGCATTGCCACATTAGCGGCAACATTTCCAAGGAAAATAGACTTACCGACATTTGTTTCACCAATAAAGACATATAATGCCCTTCCATTTTCACAGAATCCACCGCTGATCTTATTGTCTAACCACCTCCATCCACTAGAAATTTTACTCTCATTTTTAGACATTTCACTTATGAAGTGATCAACATCATCCAAAAGACTCATGCCTATTGATGTGGATAAATTAATACCCACAGCTTTCTCCATCTTAAGTAGCAATGCAGATGAATCCAAGTTACCCCCATCGATCTTTTGAGCAGCTTCTAGAAGGGTATTATATACAGACCTTTCTTTGAGAAAGGTTTCCGTATTTTCAAATAATTCATCACGATTAAATTTTACATTCTCAAGTTCTTTAAGTTTCAATACCAGACTTTTTAAAGACTCTTTAGAGCTAAGTTCATCCGTATATGTTTTAATCTCAACTAAAGTCGGAACTTCACTCCTTTTAATATAAAAATCAGTTATGATATTAATTATACACTTAATATCCTTATCCATGAAGATGCTTGGATTTAGGTGATCAATAATAGCTCCTAAATATCCACTGTCAAAAAGACAGTTATACATCACAACTTTCTCGTAGTAATCTAAATCTATTTTTGTAGTATTTTTTTCCATTTATTTTTAAAATATTCGTTTGAATCGCTCCAACTTTCGTGTCTTTCCTTTAAACCTGGTGAACTATGGTTAATTAAAATAGGCCAAGTGCCAATTTTTAATTTATTCATATTACATTGAATCGAAAAGTCTAAATCATAATGATGAAACATGTATTTTTCATCAAATCTAGTATTAGATTCCAATATCTTTTTACAATTCAATACCATAACAACACCATCAATCATGGCTACTCTATTTGGGGATGGTCCAAATACTGTAACATAAAATTCTTCTGGATCATTGGAACATGGATGACCAGCAAACCCTCTCAACTTACTTCTATCTGTCATAAGATGCCATAAGTTATCATCTTTGATAGTGGGATCAATGCATCCAGCAACACCTAAGATGTCGTATTTTTGCATTCCCTGTTCTATTTGATAAGCCAAATCCATGTTTATAAATTCCACGTCATCGTGGACAAGGATCATATAATCGCAGATCTTGGCATGTTCGTCAATACATTTATTATAAAATTCACATAAACCCATCTTCGTGTTGTTATGTTTTAATTTTAAATCTATTTTATTTTCAGAATGCCTATTTATTTTTTGAAGATTTTTGAAAATTTTAGTTTGACAAGGATCTGCATTTCGTGATATGCTACAAGCAACAATATTCATAAGAATATTGTAACATATAAACTAAATAATTCAATACTATGAAAAATAAAGATCAGGAAGCTATATTTGAATCCTATAAACAATTAATATTAAACGAACAAAACATCATCGGAGATGTATCTGATGATGATATGGGTGATATCGATGCCGATATTGACGATTTAGATGATGATACCCCAGATGAGCCACGTCCTAAGAAAAACGTGGTGGTAAAAGCCGATGAGATAGGTCTCAATCTTGGACCAGTGATTCGTTCTATCCTTCGCAATATACCAGACCTAAGTGAAGATACTGAGATTTTCACAAATTTGAAAAAAGCAATCGAGATGGCAAATTCAATCCTCGATGAAGAAGATCAAATTAAAGAATCCCCATTGAAGGTTTATGAAAAATTAACCGAATTGGGTGTTCTCAGAGAAGAAGAGATGGAAGCAGATGCATTCGATGATTTTGAAAGCGGAACAGAGAATGCCGTTTTGCAAAATTTTGAGGATGACGACTACGATATTGACGAAGATCCAGAACTATCTAAATTAGGTAAAAGAAGTGATTTTGCTGCGGGCATGAGTAAAGATGTTGAACGAAGCAAAATTGAAGACGAAATTCGCAGAATGGGTACAGATTGGCGTGGACAAGACAGTGATTTCACACATAATGATTCGAGATCAGATAATTGGTAATTGTTAACAAATGAGTTAACAAATAGCACAATCAAAATAACCTACAGTCGTAATACCTTCTCTAGTTAACTGATAGATCTCTCCATCTAGGAGTTCAGAAGATCCTTCAAATTTAACAGATGAGAAGGTATTTTCGTATATATCAGCATGTAAATCAGCATTACATTTAGCAATAAATGAATTTCTAGTTACAGCATTATATATCCACATGCTGTAACTGCCCTGTAAATAAGATAAAGTTTCACTTATAAGTCTAACATCATTCTTTTTAGAGTTTTTGGATATAGCAACCAATAAATCAGATACTATTAAACTGACGGTATCGCCTTCAACTTCATTCATCAATTCTTTCCTGTTAGTTATATCACCACAACATGCAACAAACCACTCGTCGCTAATGATTGGACTCATGTAATCTGGTAAAAATTCTTTAGTTTTAGGTTCAGTAATTCCCAAGAAGGAATTGTATTTTTTTCTTGGAAATTTATAATTCTTAGCCAATACATGAATCTTATATACTTCAAATGCATCTTCTCCCATAAGAAACATTGAAAAATTAAGTTTACGTTTACCTGTGTTTAGGGCTTGTAATTCAATAAATCTTTTTTTATCATTTGCGCCGTAAATGGTATTCATAATTATATTTATATAAAAAAAATAAGAGTTCAAATTAATATGTTTAATATCAACTTGAACTCTTACGAATTAATTAATATACTTTAATTAATCTTCTTTATTAAACTTCAATTCACTCTTGAGTTTTTCCTCAAGTAATGGAAGAATCTTGTCCCATACAGCCGCATCGTTACGCCAATCTTTGTAAAAACCAAGAACCTCACCGTTCAGTGCATGTCTGTGTCCTTGTTTTTCCAATACACCATATCCTTCAGCCATCTCAAGCAATCCAGAATACTTGTTTAGACCAGACCTGAAGTTCAGATACATTTCGCATGTTAAAAATGGAGGAACAAAACGATTTTTTGTAGTGAATGCTCGCATTGTTAAACCATTAACATCTTTAGATAGAGGGGTAATTTCATCATCTGAATTTTTATTATCAGATTTTCCAGATCTTTCTTGCTTTGTTGACATTTGCACAAGCACGGAACTCATATAAAGAGGACCAGAGCCACCTGACTGGTTTTTAACTAATGTCGGATACAATGACGCTGGATTATCATATACATGGTTTGTAAAAAGAACAGGAGTATTGGCTTTAGCTGCGGCATGAGTGATAGCCCTCAACATACTCTTAAGACTAACCGCTCTTGCACCCATATCGGCACTATCCTTACCATCTTCAATGATCTTAGCTTCTCTCGAAGATATTAAATTACCCAAGGAATCAATTACCAGCATAACCTTACCTTGTAATTTATTCTCCACCACACTCTTTAGGAATTTCACAATTTGATTTCTACAATCCTCAATAATCTCAACAGGACAATGTTTAATCTTAGAGGCATCACATCCAAGGTTAATGGCAGTGTCTGGGTCAAGAGCATTTTCAGTATCAAAGTAAACCACATGCATTCCTTTCTTTTGAGCATTGGCCATTACCTTATTCGCAATAAGTGTCTTTCCGCAAGCTTGTGGACCAGCCAAGCCTGTGATTCTTCCCATAGGAATACCACCATACAAAGAACCAGAAATAATGGCATTTAAAGCCATAGAACCAGTGTCTATCCACTCCTTAACAGTGGATAAAGTATTTTCATTTAGGTATGCCGCTTCGGGATTAAGATCATCTAGAATCTTAAATACATCTTTAATGTTTCCAACTTCTTCACTTGTTTCATCAACTTCTTTTTTATTTTTACCCATACCCTATAATAACAAAAGATCCGTGAAAGTCAAACTCTCACGGATCTTTTTTTTATTTATTTTTAACTATTGATGTCTATTCATCAAACAACTTGATGGTGGGAGCTTCCTTAGCTTCAACCCTCTGAGTTGGTTTAAACATATTGACATATTGCTCCAATAGTCGCTCATCCAAATTAACTTCAGACATTACGATCTTAGATAGATCATAATTGAAAATAACGCCCTCATCACGAACTGTAATATTTACAAATTCCTTAAAGAATACTGGAACCAATTGAACTGTTAGTTGCCCAGTGTTATTGGGGGATGCGATTAGAATTGCTGGATTTTTAACTCTCAACTTACCATCTGATGATAATACATCACCAACGATAGTGTGTCCAACGTGATCGATAAAAACCTTTGTATTTGTTTGTTCTTCCATAGGTAAATAATTTAACACGTTTAAATAAAAAATCAACTACTATTCTGCGAAAAAATCAACCAAATTGCAAGTCGTCATATCATTTGGTTTTTGCGGAATCCAATTCACAGCCTCAAAAAACTTTTGAACTGGTGAGAATATGACCTTATCAAACATCTTTTCATAATCTGGTTCAAATAAGGACTTAAATTCGTCTGGATAATAATATTTAAAGGCTATAGCATCTATCCCAAACCTATTAGGTTTCTTCAGATAGAAGAGTTTTATCTTATCCCCACTCTGAATCTTCTCATACTTATTATCTAATTCCAATCTCTCTATCAATAAGTTATAATAATAAGCCGCTTTAACATGGTTAGGCATACCCTTAGTTGTTTGAAATTCGTTGCACAATTTGGAGTATTTTTCATAATTCTTAATACCCTTAATAGTGGCTATTTCTTCAAGTGGTAATTTCAAAAATTGTTCATGCGCTTCAGTAACGGCATTATTTGTCTTCTCATTATTCATTGTTGTCAATAGTATCTCGGCAATTTTCTTAACATATGGCTTAACCTTTTTAGGCATTGTGCTTTTAACAACGTCAACTCCAGTGTATTTAAATTTATCGCAAGCTATCCCCTCGTTATCTAAAATATGCAATATGTAATGTTTTTTTCTTAAAAGCATAGCAACATCGCAAATTTTCTCTCTTTTAAATACGATCCTACAATCCTT